ATTATTTGTAGTGATGTTAAACCATACAATTTCCACGCATTAAATAGTGGCATTTTACTTTGTCCAAATACTTATGAGCATTGGTATTCTTATTTAAGACATATGAAAGCTACAATTGAACGTGGACAATTAAATACAGACTACTGCAATAAACACCACAACTTAACAACTATCAATGAGCAGCGTTATAATATGCTTGTAGAACTATGCAAATAAACTATCAAAGACCATTTTTAACGACTTACCAACAAGCCATCTTGGATGCACCTGAACGTTATACGATAACGGCAGCAGCAACCAAGTGTGGTAAAACGGCAAGTCATATCATATGGATTTTTGAACAAGCACTACAATTAAAAGACAATCAAAGTGTTTGGTGGATTGCACCAGTATACCAACAAGCGGAAATCGCATTTCGTAGAATGAAATCACAAGTAAGTGAAAAAGACTTCTTTATTTCAAACGAAAGTAAATTGACATTGATTTTACCAAATGGCGCACGAATAGAATTTAAGAGTGGGGAAAAACCCGATAACTTGTATGGTGATGACGTGTACGCAGCAGTAGTAGACGAGGCAAGTCGTATGCGTGAAGAATCGTGGTATGCACTACGTAGTACACTTACTGCAACCAAAGGCAAGTGCAAAATGATTGGAAACGTCAAAGGCAAAAAGAACTGGTTTTACAAATTAGGTGAACGTGCAAGGTTAGGAGAAGCAGATTACAAGTTTTTTAAGATAACTGCATACGATGCTGCAAAAGAAGGCATACTTGACATTGAAGAAATAGAACAAGCCAAACGTGATTTACCTGAATTTGTATTTAAAGAACTATATTTAGCAGAACCAGGTGATGACAATAGCAATCCATTCGGTTTAGACAACATTCGTAAATGTTACGCACCGCTATCTTCCGCCATTCCTATAGCATTTGGCATAGATTTGGCGAAGTATACGGATTGGACTGTTATAACTGGCTTGGATAATATGAATAGGGTGTGTTATACTGAAAGATTTCAAGGTGATTGGATGCAAACTAAACAAAAGATTATAAATGTCGTAGGCAGAATACCAGCACACATTGATGCAACGGGTGTAGGCGACCCTATCGTTGAAGATTTGCAACGGATATTGCCTAATATCAAAGGTTTTAAATACACAAGTCAAAGCAAACAACAATTAATGGAAGGATTGGTGATGGAAATACAACAACACACCATCTTTTTCCCTGAAGAACCATACGGATTTGAGTTAGAAAACTTTGAGTATGAGTACACACGTACGGGAGTAAAGTATTCCGCACCAAGTGGAATGCACGATGATGCGGTCAATTCGATAGCATTGGCAAACGATTGTAAAAAACATAATAGAAAAGGTATATTTGCATTCTCATAATATGATAACAATACAACAACTACAAGAACTAAAAGAAATCGAGGATTATAGTCCTTTAGAAAAAGCCATTCACACTATCTGCATAGTTGACAATAAGATTATTGACGATGTAGAAAATATGACAGTCAAAGATTTGTTTGCACGATTCAATGAGATAGTCGTAGAAATCACACCCCGTGAAAACTTGCGTTTTACATTCAAGTTAAAAGGTAGACGTTTTAAAATGATACCCAATGCAACCGAGATGCAAGGGCAACACTTTATAAGTTTGCAGCAATATAGTGGTGATGAGATAGTAAATAACTTGCACAAAATTATGGCAATGCTAACTACTGAGGTGAACATATTTGGCAAACCTAAAAAAGTAAAAAACCTTGCAAAGCATTTTGAAGATGTAAGTGAACTATTTTTGCAGATGCCATACGACATTGCAAACACATACTCTCTTTTTTTTTCGCAAGTTTATCCGATGTTGTTGGAAACTACACGGGACTTTTTGATGGCGAAGGTGAAGGAAATGGAACACGAAGCAATCCAATTCAAAGCTGGTTTGAAATCGTAGATAAGATTTGTCACGGTAGACGTGAACAATGGGATTCTATTTTAACTATGGATTTGATAGAATTTCTAAACACAGTAAGTTTTTACACAAGTCAATGGAACAATTTTAATAAAGAAATGAAACGTGTGACTACATTTGAGGGTGCAGTTATGTTGTACTTGACAAAAATATAGTATCTTTGCTTCGTTCTTTCTTTCGTATCTTGTTAATAGCCCCGACACCCTAAACCAAGTGTTGGGGTTTTTTGTATCAAAGCAACAAAAATCACATTTTGCTAATTTATATATGTGAGTATAACAGTCAATCAAAAACCTGATAACAATAGTCCAGCATATAATGACTTAAATTTTGTCATTAGTGAAAGTTCAGGTGCAATTTATGGCAGCCCAAACTTCAAATACATTTGTGATGTATACAATAGCAGTACACTATTAGCACGTTTGAAAGCACCAGTTTATCCTAATAGTACAAACAAGGGTGTATTTAATATCTCAAGACTGATTGAAAATTTTGTTACCTACGATTGGAATATCAATGATGTATCTGTAAGTGGTTGTCCTAATAGTAACTTTTACTACAATGTTAAATTCGGTTATGAGTATTCTACGGGTAGCACATCACCAATGATTACTTCAAGTGGTTTAACCAACGTCACGGGACTAACTGCATATAATATGGCTTTACACCCTATCGACTTTGCTACATTCGTAGAAAATGACTACAATGTAAACACATCTAAAAATGCAGAGTTTTTGACAACAATGCGTAATAAGACCATTCACAGAACACAAAAGGACTGGTTATACTTTTGGAAGGGGAATGCAAGTGCAGTACAAATCAAAACTTACCCAGCAGCAACAACACAAAATATAGTATTGACGGGAATATTAGACCAAGTAATTCGCATTCCAATTATACCAAGTAGTGGTGCTACATATTTAGAAGTTAAAGCAATTGGTAGTGGTTCAACAACAGAAACATACACAATTTACATAAAAGACGAATGCAGCAAATATGATACAAATGACATTTATTTCCTTAACAGATACGGTGCAGTCGAATCATTTCGTTTTGATAGGGTGCGAAGAGACAAATTTAATGTGGTACGGAAACAGTACAAGCAAAGCCCTTACACTTTGTCGGGTAGTTCGTACACCTACGGAAGTGACGCAAAATCAAAAAGCAACTACGATACAGAAGCAAACCAAATCATAACACTTAATTCCAATTGGATAACCGAAGAAGAAAGTGCGTGGTTAAAAGAACTTGTTATGTCACCTTATGTTTGGCTTATGGATGGTGGTGTACTAAAAAGTGTCAATGTTTTAAATAGTGACTATGAAACCAAACGCACCATAAACGACAAAGTATTTAACTTGACTATTGACGTGGAACTTTCATTTACAGATAAGGTACAACGATTATGATAAACTTATTTGTAAACACAGTCCTTATGGACTTGTCGGATGACTTCGACTTATTAATTACGAGGTCAATTGCTGACATTAAAAACCCCGAACAGCGTACAAGTGATTGGAGTAAAACAGTTGTGTTACCAGGTACAAAGGCAAACAATGTATTATTTGGTAATATCTTTGAAGTAGACCACACAGTTTTGGGTAATGGACAATTCAGTCCTAACTTTAACCCTAACAAAAAAGCAGACGTACTTGTTTTAGTAGATGGGTTTGAGCAGTTACGTGGATTTATACGACTGATTCAAATAAACGTATTAGACAACGATACAATTGAATATGAATGTAGTTTACACGGACAGACTGCGGATTTGTTTACAACGCTTGGAAATGCAAAATTGAGTGAATTATCGTTTGACGAATACAACCATGTTTTAAATAAAATCAATGTTACTAATTCTTGGGATACATCAATTGTAAAAAATGGTAGTTCACAAGCGTTTCAATATGGCGAAGGTTATGTTTACGCACAAATGTTGTCCAAATATGGTAGTCAAAACAACAATACAAGTCAATGGCGAGTTGATGACCACGTGCCAAGTTTGTATGCAAAGACTATAATTGACAAAATATTTGCAAGTACACCATATACTTATACTGCTGATTCATTTTTTAATACTGATAGGTTTAAGCGTTTAGTAATTCCGTACAATAACTTCGGATTTGAGGCAGATGAAACTGCATTGACTACACGTTTATTTCAAGCTGGGTTTAATTCAGCAACAATTATACTAAATCCCAACGACATTATCCCATTGAACAACGATTCAACTGGTGGCAACTTTGATAATGGTGGTAATTTTAACACTACAACTTATAGATATATTGCACCATTGGGTGGTAGTTATGATTTCTTTCTAAAAGTAAACGCAGTTTCTACAGTATCTGTACCAATTCCATCGGCAGATTATGGGGTATTGACTTTTGGGCTATTTAAAAACAATGTACTTGTAAAAACATTTTCGGGAATTTCCGATAATGAATCAAATGATGCTTGGTTTTTTGATTATACAGATGTACAAACAATTCAATTAATTTCTGGTGATTATGTGCAAGTCAAATTTCTCAATCATAGATGGTTAGACGTTGGTTATGGTAGTGTAACTTTAAGTTTATCCAATGATAGTAAATTTTACAACCACGTAGACGCATCTACATTTGCTTACAACAACACAATTGATTTCGGTTTATTCTTTGCTGGTGATGACTTGCAAAAAGATATGCTTTCAAACTTTGTCAAGATGTTCAACTTGTATATTGAACAAGATATTCTTAACCCTAAAAGTTTACGATTTGTGCCACGTGATGAATTTTATAATGGCTCAACAAAAGATTGGACAAAGAAATTAGACTACTCACAAAATGTGACAATAGTTCCAATGGGTAATTTAGAAGCAAACCCCTATACGTTTACCTTTAAAGAAGGTCAAGACCAATACAACAAAGATTACAAGCAAAGTGCAGCAAGAATTTATGGTGATAGGATTATACGTATTGACAACGACTTTGTAAAAGAGGAAAAGAAAATCGAGGTAACTTTTGCACCTACTATATTGTTTCAGGCAGACGATAGTAAACGATACTATTCTGCAATATTTAATAGCAATAACGACAAAGGACAATTACGATGTCTTTATTTTGGCGGGGTAAAAACTACACAAGTTTATGAGGTGTACGAAACTAACCCTACCAACACACCAAACATTAATAAATATCCTTTAATACTGCATATAGATAACGTAGATAATATGCAATTTGACTTAAACTTTGGGATGCCCTTAAATGTCATTAGTAGCAAGGGTTTAAGTTACTCAAATCAAAACCTGGTGAATGTATATTGGTACAAAACAATTCGTGAAATCACCGATAAGAATAGTAAAATTCTACGTGCGTATTTTAGAATTACACCATATGACTGGTATACTTTGCAGTTTAAAGACTTGTATTTTTTTGAAGGTCAATATTGGCGATTGAATAAAATAAGCGATTACAACCCTTTACAGAATGGTGTATTCTTGTGTGAATTTCTATTAGTGACTTATTATCAACCAACAACGGCAACTAAAAAGAATGTCGGGATTGGTAGTGTAGATGTATTGAGTGATAAATTCCCGAAAGGTATTCCTTTAGGATTTACGGGTGTTGGTAGTGGTGGTATAAATGTAGGTAATTCACATTTAGATAGTTTAGACACAGTTGTAATTGGTAATGATAATGTTAGTGGTGCAAGATATTCAACTTTAATCGGTGAACGAATAAATATTCCAAGTGGTTTTGAATATGTAACCGCAATCAATTGCAGCAACTTTACGGCAGTAGAAAGCAACAAAGTCTATATGGACAATTTCCCGCAGATAGGTGCTTATAGTTGTGGCGGTAATGTAATAGAAATCAACAATACGAATTCCCCGTACACTTGCGTTTATGATGACTATTTAATTGTATGCGATATGACTGGCAATATATCAGTAATTCTACCAACCCCGTCAACAAACAAAGGCAAAATATTTGTGGTTAAAAAATTAGGAAATCCACATACAATAACTGTTACGGCTGGTGATGGTTCTATTTTAATAGATAGTTCAACAAGTCACACAATTACCAATAACAAAGAAGCACATCAATTTATTTCAACAGGCACAAAATATTACATAATCGTACCATAAAATGGCAAAATCAACAGCAGCAATAGAAGTCGAAGTATTACCAAAAGGTGGTGCAGATACAGTAGTAAAGAACTTTAAAACGCAATTAAAAGAAGCCAAAAATGAAGCTCAACTGATGGTTCAAACCTTTGGTGAGTTTTCTGCAGAGGCATTAGCAGCACAAAAGAAAGTCGCAGAGTTAGCCGATAGAATGGATGACTTTAACGATAGGGTTAAAGCATTAAACCCTGATAAATTTGCCAAAGTTCAAACCATTGTACAAGGTGTATCACGTGGATTCCAAGCAGCACAAGGTGCAATGGCATTGTTTGGTAGTGAGAGTGAAGACTTGCAGAAAACACTTGTAAAGGTACAAGGGGCAATGGCACTTGCAGATGGACTTGAAGGATTAGGCAAAGTTCAGCAACAATTTTTAGCCATTGGTAAATCTGTAGTAGGTCCAGTTATTTCAGCATTCAAAGCATTTGGAACGGCAGCACGTACGGCAATTGCGTCTACTGGAATAGGTGTACTTGTTTTGGCATTGGGTGCTATTGTCGCATATTGGGACGATATCAAAATGGCATTAACTGGTGTAAACAAAGAAACAGAAAAGTTAAATAAATCAACAAATGACAATCTCAAAAAATCAAAAGAACAAACCGATGAATTTGAATTACAAGTTAACACTTTAAAACTGCAAGGTAAGTCGGAAAAAGAAATTGAGCAGTTAAGGATAAAAGCATACGACAATGAAATAGAAAGAAACATTGAAAGATTAAACTTTCTTAAAACTACACAAAAAGCACAAGTTGATGCAGTACAAAGCAATTTTGATTTTGTAAATAAAGGTTTAAAAATATTTCAAGCACCATTAGTTGCATTATTAAAAGTTATTGATGTAGCACGTAGGGCATTGGGGCAAGAAAGTGATTTAGCAAACCAAGCAACGGCAAGTGTAGCATCTTTATTATTTGACCCAAAAGCAACAAAAGAAAAAAGTGATGCAGAAATTAAAGAAGTTGACAAAGCAATTAAAGAACTTAAATCTAAAAGAGATGCTGCACGTTTAAATATCAAAAAAGCAGAACAAGAAGCAACCAAAACCTCTACCGATAATTCGAAAAATCTTCAAAAAACTGAACAACAAATACAAGCACAATTATTAACGGACAATGCAGTAACACTACAACAAAAACTTGATGCAGCAAAAGCTACATTTGAAATTGAAAGAGCAGAATTAATTAAGCAAGGTGTAAGTAAAAAATTAATACAAGAAAAAGAAAATACTATTATTGCAAAAGTTACAAAAGACTTTAACGACAAGAAAAAGGCAGATGAGGAAAAAGCAGCAGCAGATTTAAAAGCATCAAAAGACAAATTTGTTGCAGCAGATATGCAGCAGATACAAGATAAGTATCAAAAAGAAATCAACTTTATTAAACTACGTGATGCAAATTTGACTGACCAAACATCTACAAATAAACAAATAGCACAAAAAGAACTTGAAAGTTTAGAAGCACAATACAAAGAAAAAGAAAGATTAGGCATAACTGATTTAGCACTTCAACAACAAATTCTTGATAAAAAACGTCAAATTCGTGATACTGATATTTCCGAACAAGAAAAGAAGGCAGCAGATGAAAAAGCAATAGAAACTGCAAAATTCCAAGCCATTAATGATTCACTAAATGCAATAACTGATATTTATAGTGCATTTGCAAGTTCAAGTGAAGAAGACCAAAAGAAAGCATTTGAAGTAAACAAAGCAGCACAAATAGCACAAGCAATTGTAAATACATATCAAGGTGTAACGGCTGCATTAACATCAGTACCTTTGTTTCCTGGTCAACAATTTATTAACGCTGGTTTAGTTTTAGCAAGTGGTATTGCAGCAGTCAAAAAAATAAGTGATACTAAATTTGAAAGCAAAAGTGTAAATGGTAGTACACCATCACAAGCAAGTGGTCAAGGTACTATGCAATCATTTGCACCACGTCAAAGTACATTAGGTTTAAACGATTCACTTACACAAAATAGACAAGTGTACGTAACAGAAGGCGATATAACACGTACACAACGTAGAGTAAGTAATAACAAAGCAATAAGCGTAGTAGAATAATGCAACAATTTCACAATAATACTAATTTATAGAATATGGATTTACCAATATACAAATTATCAATAGACGAGTTAGACTTTGAAAGTGGAATCGATTTCATTTCGCTTGTTGAAAATCCAGCAATACAAAAGAACTTTATAGCATTTAACGATATAAAGACAAAGTTTGCCATTCAAAACGAAGAAAAACGCATTATAACTGGTGCAGCAATGTATGCTGACTTGCCTATTTACAGACGTGATGAAGAAAAAGGCGAGTATTATGTAGTATTTGACAAAGAAACTATCTTTAAAATTGCTAAAAAGTGGGCTTTAAACAACAAATACAACGCAGTAAACACCGACCACGCACAACCAATTGACGGATGCACACTATTTGAAAGCTATTTATTAGACTTTGAACGTGGAATTATGCCACCAAAAGGATTTGAAGACGCAAAAGACGGTAGTTGGTTTGTATCATATTTGGTAGAAGCAGATACAGTATGGGAAAAATGCAAGGATGGTACTTGGAATGGGTTTAGTGTAGAAGGATTCTTTAACTTTCCTATCAATGCAGAACAACAATTTCTTTCACAATTGAAAGATTTATTACAAAGTCATTTAAAAAACGCAACAAAAAACAAATAAAACTAATTTATAAAAAATGAACACAAAAGATTTAATTCAAGAAGTTAGAGATTTGATGTCTAAATTCAAATTCAATAACGAAGACGTTAAAATGGAAAGTGCCGTTTTAACAGATGGTACTGTAATCAAGTATGAAGGTACACTTGCAGTAGGTACTGCTATTGTAGTAGAAACTGCCGAAGGCGATATCGCAGCCCCTGATGCAACACACGAAGTAGAAGGCGGATTGCTTGTTACTACTGTTGGTGGTATTGTTACGGAAATCGTAGAACCAGCAGAAGCAGAAGTTGAAGCGGGAAAAGATATGGTTAAAGAATTTG